ATAATGGAACCGGTTCATGGATGGTGTATAAAAATTGTGATATGGAGTATGCGACACAAGTAACTGCAGAGCATAAAGTTAATGTTAAAAACGGAAAAGGTGTTGTTAAGCAAGAGTGGAGACCAAAAACAGCACATGCTGATAACCACTATCTTGACTGTGAGGTTTATGCACTATGTGCAGCGGATATTCTTGGAGTGAGAACAATGCATCTTGATAATGTTGTTGAGAATGTAGGGAAGAGCGCAAAGCAAGATAATACGAAGCACTTTCCTGAAGAACAGTGGATTAAAACTAGTGAGAACTGGAATATTTAAGGCTAAGGAGATTTGCAATGAATAACAATTATACAGCAAGAGAAATGCTTGAAGAAGTTAATAATGCAATATATACAGTTCTTGTAGGAGGACAGTCATATAAGCTTGGTACAAGGCAGATGACACGTGCAGATTTGAATCTACTCTACAAGATGAAAAATGATCTGACCGCACAAATACAGTCAGAGAACGGTAATCACCTTTTAGATGATACCTATGTTGCTATATTTAGCGGAAGGTAGGTAATATGAGTTGGTTAGATAATTTAATCTCTTTTATATCACCTGAATGGGGTGCAAAGAGAGAAGCATGGCGACAAAATCTTGAGGAAATGAGGAGCTATGATGCGGGTGATTACTCAAGAGGGAATGCAAATTGGAGAGTGATAAATCAGTCAGCGGAGTATACCGATAAATACAGTCGTGATAATGTCAGAGCCATAGCCAGGGACTTAGAGAGGAATTCGGATATGATGAACTCCGTTATAGGTGCCTATAAGAGAAATGTAATAGGTGGCGGATACACCTTGCAGGTAAAGACAGGTGATGATGAATTAAATGATACCATAGAGGCGGCATGGAAAAAGTGGTGTAAAAAGCAAAACTGTGATGTTACCGGAACTCAATCATTTACTCAGATGATGCGAATGTGCATGAAACGAAAGAAAATAGACGGAGGAATTCTGATAGTAAAGAGGTATACAAGTGACGGGTTCCTGCCATTTAAGCTTCAGACATTTGAGGTGGATGAACTTGATAATTCTCAGATGACACCAAAGGTTCAAGGTAACAAGGTGGTTGGCGGTATTGAGATGAATGAGTACAATAAACCGGTTGGCTATTGGATTAGGCAATATCCTGTTGACAGTTTAGCACTGACAACACCTGTATACATTGAGGCAAAGGATGTTATATTCCTGTACACAAAGCATAGACCGTCACAGATTAGGGAAATTAGCGATATGAGTCCTACAATCACAAGAATTCGTGATACAAACGAATTTATGGTAGCTGTATCGGTGAAAGAGAGGATAGCGGCCTGCCTTTCGGTATTTATAAAGAAAACCATACCAACTACGGGCATAGGAAGAGGAATTGGTGTAGGGCAGGGAGCTCTCCATGATTATCGAGGAAAGTCTATAACACCCGGAATGATCAAAGAACTTAATGCAGGAGATGAAATACAAGTTGTTAATCCTGCAGGACAGGCTACAGATGCAGCAAGCTATATAAAACTTCAGCAAAGACTTGTTGGTGCAGGACAGGGCATCAGTTATGAAGCAACAAGCAGGGATATGAGTGAAAGTAATTATTCTTCTACAAGACAGGGAATTATCGAAGATGAGATGACCTATGCGGAAGAAAAAGAGATGCTGATGGAAGTAATGGATGAGATATATGAGACATTTGTTATATCCTTATGGCTTTCAGGAAATATCTCGCTAAAAGATTTCTGGGGAAATAAAGATAAATATTTGGAGCATACATGGATTATTGCACCTAAAAAATGGATTGATCCACAGAAAGAAGCAAATGCAAATCGTATTGCTTTGAACACAGGTCAAAAGACCTTTAAACAGATTGCTGCAGAACAGGGCAGGGATTGGAAAGAACAGATTGAAGAAATTGCAGAAGTCCTTGAGTACGCTAAAGGTTTTGGCATTGATATGGGCAGTGTGATTTTTAATAAAACAAAGGAGGAGTTATATGAAGATGAAGAGGAGAGTTCTTCAGAGGGACAAGCCGGTGCAAAAAAGGAGTAAGGATACAGCAACCAGAGAGCTGATAAAAAACAGTATAAGAGCTTTAGATGGAGAGGGGAATGAACGAAAGTTTATCCTCTCTTTTTCATCTGAAGAACCGTATCAAAGATTCTGGGGAACGGAAATACTTGATCACTCAGAGGGAGCTGTAGATCTTACAAGGATTCAGGAAATTGGATGTTTGCTTTTTAATCACAATCGTGATGCGGTAGTAGGAAAAATCACAAAGGCATGGCTTGAAAATGGCCGTGGCATGGCAGAGATTGAGTTTGATACGGATGAAGCTTCAGAACTTATTTATCAGAAGGTAGCAAGTGGAACACTCAAAGGGGTGTCGGTAGGCTATCAGATAGATTCTTGGGAAGAGGTAATGCCTGGGAAGCATTCGGCAGATGGAAAGTTTACGGGACCTTGCGATATTGCAAGGAAGTGGACACCTTATGAGATTTCAATCGTGAGTGTACCTGCAGATCCTACAGTAGGCGTAGGCAGAGAACTTGGAGAGGAAAAGGTAACTTCAAGTAATCGCTCTTTAGATTGGTTTAACAGGCAACTTCAAATAAATAAAACAAGGGTAAAACAAGGAGGAAAAAAAACATGAATAAAAAAGCATTAAGACAGACAAAGCTTTTACGCCAGCAGGATATAGTAAATGCTGCAAAAGAAGCAAACAGGGATTTGACTGTTCAGGAGCAGGCGGAATTTGATGCTCTTCAAAGAGATATTGATTCGTTAACGGCAGAAATTTCAGCAGAGGAAAATCCTGCAGTCCCTGCCACAGGAGAGAGGGATGGAGATATTCTTCAAAGGGCAGTTGCTGAAGAGAGGGAACGTATAAGTTCGATAAATGACTTGTGCAGAGAGTTTGGGATGGATGCACAGGGATATATTGATAACGGTTCAACTATTGATCAGGTTAGAGATGCAGTTCTTGAACATGTGAGAAAAAACGGTGCACCGGTTGCTGCAAGAGGAGTTGATGTAACAGCTACTGCAGAAGATAAGTTCAGGGCAGCGGCAGCAGATTCCCTGTTACTTAGGAGTGGAATGAGCATTGAAAAGCCTGCTGACGGTTCAAGACAGATGATGGGAATGTCGCTTCGTGACTTGGCTATTGAGTGTCTTGCAGGTGAAGGAGATAGCAGTTTAAATCGCAGATCGTCTGATGAACTTTTTGGAATGCTTCAGAGACAGTTCTATAATCCAACTGCTTCTTTCCCGGCAATCTTAGACAATGCTATCAATAAGGCATATGTGGAAGGTCATAAGACTGTATCTGTGACATTTGACAGGTGGACTAAGAAGGGAAGCCTAAAGGATTTTAAGACTAATGATAACTATTATTTAGCAGGTCCGGCAGGAGAGTTCCTTGAAGTGCCGGAGGGCGGTGAGCTTAAGCATGATACCTTCAGTGATGAAAAGCGTCCGACGAGAAGATTGAAGACTTACGGTAGGCAATTCACACTTACAAGACAGGCATTCATAAATGATGATATAGATCTTGTAACAAGAATACCGGCAAAGTATGCAGCAAGTGCAAGAAAGACAATAAATAGGCAGGTATACAATATTTTGATAAAAAATCCGGCAATACATGACGGCACTGCTTTATTCTCAACAATGCATAAAAATCTGCTTGCAACCGGAACAGGAATAACAAGGGAATCTATGCAGAAAATGATTATTGCACTTCAGAATCAGGTGGATGAGTTCGGAGATGCAATAATTATAAGACCGGCTACATTGGTTGTTCCTTCCGGTATGGGATTTGAGATATTTACAATATTCAACAGCCCTACAATTAATACATCCGGCAATACACAGGCAGTAAACCCATTGTTTAGATATGCAAGCTCTATTGAGATTGTGGAAGAGCCAACTATCAATGTATTGTGTGGAGGCTATGGAAAGACAATGCCATGGTTCTTAATCGGACATAAGGATGATACGGACTTTATAGAAGTTGATTATCTTAACGGACAGGAAGTTCCAACTATACGAAGAATGGAAACACCTGGGCAGCTCGGATTCGTTTGGGATATATACCTTGACTGGGGTGTTGCGGTTATGGACTGGAGAGGTGCAGTCAAGAATAACGGTACCACAGTTGCAGACCCATTGGCATAAATAAAGGAGGTTTAGTATGGCAAGTGCTACATATTTTCAGAGAGGGGAAGCCCTCGATTACACAAATACTGGCAGTGATAAGATTACTGTCGGCACTGTAATAAAGATTGGAACAAGAATTGGTATAGCAGGGGACGACATCCTGCCAAAGGCAACGGGAACGATTCATGTTTCAGGAGTGTTTGAATTTAAGAAAACCGGAACGAATGAAATAAAAATGGGAACGAATGTATACTTTGACGGCACGGGAATAACTGAGACCGCAGGAAGCAACACACCTGCAGGATATGCTGCTGAAGATGCAGTGGCGAGTGCTACATCCATCAAGGTAAAAATTGGATAGGAGGCAAATATGCGAAAACTTATAGCTAAATATCCAATTCTTCATTTGTCT